ATTGATGATGTCTCGGTCAAGAAGATTACAGGGGGAGACTTGGCGGTGGCAGGTCTTCTAACTGGTGGCGGTTCCAGCGGCATCAAGATTGATACTACTGGCAATGTAGGTATTGGTACCACCACACCCTCCTACACCCTTGATGTCTCAGGCACTATCCGTTCTACTGCTGGAATTATTATTTCTAAAGATGCTGTATTTGCCGCCGAATATGACAATGGTAACTCAGGAACAGCAATAACAATAAATTGGGGAAATGGAAATAAACAGAAGGTTACTCTGACCGCTAACTGCACTTTTACTTTTACCGCTCCTTCTGGAACTTGCAATATGATTCTCAGGTTAATTCAAGACGCCACAGGTGGAAGGACGGTGACTTGGCCCGCTACAGTAAAATGGGTTAATGGCACAGCTCCGACTTTGTCAACAGCGGCAAATGCTGTAGATATTGTTTCGTTTTATTATAACGGCACAAATTATTATGGGACATATTCATTAAACTTTAGCTGAGGTAAATAAAATGGCTATTTATTACATGGATTATGTTAATGGCAATAACTCGAACGATGGTTCGAGTTGGGCTTTGGCTAAGAAAAGCATCGACGGATTCACCTCCTTGAGTCCTGGCGATGTCGTTAGGATTGCCAAAAGTCCGCCCCCGACCTCCATTGGCAATGCCACCTGGACCAACCTCTCAAAGACCGTGACCTTAGCCACCGCCCAGACCGCCAACATAGACATGTGCGAGTCAGCCTGGACAGCGGCAAACGGTGCCACGGTCACCCTGACAGGAGTGGCAACGGATGCCAAAGAGGGTTCATACTGTATGAAGATTACCTTCCCGTCCAGCCCAGCCGCCAACACCTTATATGCCTATTATGCCACAGGAACATTGGATTTGTCCTCCTACCAGAAGATTTCTTTCTGGATTAAGAACTCGGCGGCGATTGCCAATGCCAACACGATTAAGGTTTGTTTGTGTTCTGACACGGCAGGAACAACAATCGTTGACACCTTCTATATCCCAGCAATCCCCTCTACAGGAAGGTGGATTCCGCTTACTTTGGCGAGGTCAGGGGGCGGCAATCTGGGGTCATCAATTCGGTCAATCGCCATCTACACGGACTCGTCCACTCCGACTGGTTCAAGTTATATTTATGTGGATGATTTCATTGCTTGTACGACCGACGGACTTAATCTCCAGAGCCTGATTTCCAAGAACTCCGCCGAGCAGGGCGGATCAGAAGGCTGGTATGCGATACAGAGCATCAACGGGACGACGGTTATGCTGGATACTGACACAAACACCAAGGCCAACGCAGGTCGGGGATACTCGGGAACGACAGAGACCGTGACGACCTATAAGAGAGAGACAATTAAGACTGATTTGGTTTCATCTGGAAGTGCTGCCGTTCAAACAGTTCAAGTCAGTGGAAGTTCGGCAGCCAATATAGAGTTTCAGGGCGGGTGGAATACTTCTACAACTGTTCAGGATGGGGAAACGTTCTTCGATGGATTGAACGGATATGGTAATGGAATATATTTAGTAAATAAATCTTATGTCACTTTGAATTATCTTAATGTTTGTCGTTACTATTCTGGTATCTACTACTACAACAGCAACAACAATACCATTACCACCCTTTCAAATGCTAATAATAATAACTTTTATGGTGTCTTCTACAACCAAGCCAACCACAACACCATTCTTACTCTTTCAAATGCTAATAATAATAATGGTCAGTGTGGTGTCTACTACTACGACAGCGACAACAATATCATCAACACTCTTTCAAATGCTAATAATAATGGCTATTATGGTGTCTACTACTACATCAGCAACAATAACACCATCACTACCCTTTCAAATGCTAATAATAATGGCAGTTATGGTATCTACTACTACTCCAGCAACAACAACATTATTAAATCCCTTTCAACTTCTTCAAATGCACTCGCAGGTGTTTATCAAAGGAACGGTAGCAGAAACTACCTCCTAAACGCCCTCATCGCAGAAACAACAGAAGTCGGCACAAATGCCGATTTTTCGAACTCCTACCTTTTCTCCCATAATCACGACCAGACCGCAGACAACCACGCTATCTTTACCGACGGCGGGCAAATCCACAGCACAACAGCGGTCAGACACACCGCCTCTGGCATCGCCTGGAGGATGGATGTTACTTCTACAAACAGAAGTTCAATTTACCCCTTGAAGTTCACCATCGCCAGAGTTGCCTGCAACGCCAACAGTCAAGTGACGGTCAGTGCCTGGTTCAGAAGAAGCAACACAGGACTGACGATGAAGTTGGTCTGTCCAGGCAAGCAGATTGCTGGAGTGGATAGTGATGTCGTCGCCTCAATGACAGCGGCAGCGGACACCTGGGAACGACTTACAATCCAGTTTACGCCCACCGAGAAGGGAGTGGTCGAGATTGAGGCTTGGGCTTACGGAGGAACAACCTATAGCGGATATGTTGACGATGTATCGGTTTCCCAATCATAGGAGGAGAGATGAAAATCATTGAGAGATACCCTGATATGGCGAACAAATGGAGAGTGAAGGTCCAACTGGACAATGGTGAGTGCGTCATCCTGAAGTTCCAGAAAGAGCCAAAGGATACAGAGGCACTGGATGAGGCACAAAGATATGTCAGCCAAACCGCAGCCCAGCAAGCGGTCATCTCTGGAGAGATGGAGAAGATGAACCTGGTCAGGGACATTCCCCTACAAGATTTGAAGATGAAGTTAGGAGTGAAGGATGGCACTGCCGACACCAGATGATTTGAAGACAATGGATTATGCCTTTCGGGGAGAGCCTTTTGTGGATGTTCCTTCACAATCGTCAATCGATTTGGGAACGATGGATTATGCCTTTCGGGGAGAGCCGTTCGTTAGGAATTATAGTGGGGGAGCGCCACCGCCACCACCAACACCACCACCAACAGTTGATAGTTTGTTTTTTGGGCAAGAAATGTAACATAAACAATTTTAGGAGGTTAAAATGGAAATCAAAAAAATCCCAGACTTTAGACCAGACACTTATGAAATCTCGGAGGTTATTCCTCGAAGAGTGGAAAAGAAAGTCGTCTATCTTGATGACCTCAAGGCAAATCTTGAGGGACTGTTAAGGCAGAAAGAATCACTGGAGCAGGAAATTGCCAAACTGCAGGATATGATTACACAGATAGAAAAAGTTGATATAATGAAAGTAGAGGAAATATGAAACGCATCAATGTTAAAACCAAAGTTTTAGATGTCTTTGGCAAACCAATCAAAGACCAGACAGGGGCTGAGGAGACAGTCCAGATTGCTTTGGTTGCTCTTTTGAGAAATGTGGATTTGGATAAGTCAAAGGAGAACCGTATTTATGTGGTGATGAGCAAGATTGCGTCGGCAAAGGATGTGGTGGAGTTGGAAGAGGATGAGTTTAATCTTCTGCAAGAGGCAGTAACTTGTAATACCGCAAAGATTTATACCACAGGACAGGAAATTCCCATTTTAAATCGTGATGAGAGAGGCTTTCTGAAGCGATATTTAGAAAGTGCCTTAAAAAGCAATTAAAGGAGGTGAAGGAGGTGAGAAGGAAATCCCTTTTATGGGAGTTGTGTCAGAGTCCAAACACCGATTGCCGAAGATGGCTTGTTGTCTACCTGAACTTCCCCTCGTCCAAAGAAATCCACCTGTGTCGGTTTCCTTCGCTTGCAAGTGCTATCAACTTCGCCATCGGTGCGAGGATGAAAATCACTTCAGTTAGCCTGTTGTAAAGGAACGGGCGGGGAAGACCAAAAGCAGAGGATTGAGCCTCAAAAAATTTAAGGGGTCTTATCCCCGCCCAAATTAAAAGGAGAGGAACAATGGAAAGTGTATCAAAATTAGCAGAGTATGGTCCAACGGGCGTTGCAATTGCCATCCTATTATTTTTTGCCTATGCCTTGAAATTGTTTCTGCCTGTTTTTAGGGACCTGGTGGAGACGATTGAGCAGATGAGGATTTATCTCAAGCAACGGAACGGTTATCTGGAGAAGCAACTAACTTTATTGGAGAAAAAGTTAGAGCAGTTTAAGAGAAAGGAGGCAAAATGACACAATTTACATTGGCTGTTGCAATCATTGCAGTTGTTGAGGCAATCAAAAAAGCAGTGCCTCAAGTTTCAGGTTGGATTACAATTTGTGTTGCGGGAGTTTTGGGTCTTTTAGCGGGTATTGCTGGCTTGGAAGGGACTAACTGGATACAAGGTTTGCTGATAGGATTGGCGGCTGCTGGAGGAGTGAAATTGACCAAATCGATTGGTAAAGATGCCAAAAATTAAAATCATACCAACAACTTCAACTTCTACGAGCGGAAGACCCGTGATTTGGGATTCTGATCCTAATGTTACAAATTGGGATATATCAGAAGCAAAATGGGATGAATGGTATCCGTATGGTCAAACAAAAATTCAAGGAGAAAAGCCAAAGACAATGAAGTATGATATAATAAAAGGAAGAGTAGTGAGTATTAGAAAGATAGTTCCCAAGATTATGAAAATCAGAGGAGAATAGATGCGAACCATCACCAACCCTGCGAACAACTCAACTTTATCCTCTTCTGTTATTAGAAATGAACTTCAAACTTTAGAAACAGAGGTTGCCGATACAACAAACGGACACAACCATAATGGGACGAATAGCAAGGATTTAACTTTGGCTAAACCAACCAAGTTTTGGGCAGAAGTTAACACCACTGGCACTACTTTAACTGCGCAAGGCTCGGCTACATTGTCGAAGAACGCCGATTACACTGTAACCGTTTTGCAACCCAACTCTAATGGTTTTAAATCAAGAATGGTTTGGGGTATTGTTGGTGGGTTTTATTTCACCGCTCCCCGAACGGGATATTATAGACTAGTAGCGACTACTTCCATTAGAGCATATGGAGCAAATGGACCAACAACTGTTTGTATGAGATTAACACAAGATACTTCTGCTCCAGCCTACAACAATGATACAACTAATGATGGAGGAAGCGAACTTTCAGGGACGACTGTTTTAGGAGCGACTGATTCGGTTGACTACAATGATACTGTTTGTTTAGCGACACAAAAGGTCGTTTCATTGGCTGCCAACACCACTTATTACTTTACTTTGCAAATCAAACATATGACTCCTGCATCGACAATTAACATTATGACTTTCGGTGATGCAACCAATAGTGGAGCAACATTGTTTATTGAAGAAATGAGGTTATAAAATGCCAGTCATTATTGTTGAACATCCAGACACAACTAATTCAGAACAAACTTATTTAACTTCGGCTGCTTCAGCAGGCGCTACTTCTTTGTCAGTGAAAAATACACAAGGTTTTTCCGCTAATGATTTTATTGTTGTTGGCGGAATTGGGAATGAAAACTCGGAAATTACCAAAATCAATTCTATCTCAGGCAACAACACTTTAGTGGTTGACGCTTTAAAGTTTGATCACGGAGTGGATACACCAGTTACCTATATCAAATATAACCAGGTTAGAATTTATAGAGCCTCTTCAAAAACTGGAACTTATTCTTTAATTCTTGTTGGCATAAACATAGAAGTTGATTATCCTGATGGCACTCGCTATGACGACACCACAGGAACATCTTCATCTTGGTATAAGGCTGCTTATTATAACTCGCTTACTGGCGTTCAATCCGATTTATCTGATCCTTTCCCCGCTACAGGCATTACTGATTACTGTTTAAGAGGACTTCAAGATGCGGTGATTACTTTAGCCAACGATCCTTTTGAGCAGAGAATTAGAAGAGATGATATTACTCGCTGGATTAATGAAATCTATCGTTCTGTTCAACATAAAGTGAGACAGAAAAATCTGGCTTACAGTTTAAAATACTCTGGCGAACTTCCTTTTACTCAAGGTCAAGCAGAATATGACCTACCATCAGATTTTGTTCAACTCTATAAAATAGAAGTAGCAATGGATGGTATTAGTTATCGCAACCCTACACCGCTTGATATGCGAGACGTAGAACCGACAAGGGTGTTTACACCAGCAGAACCATATTTCTACTTCATTGAAAATAAAATTGGTTTTAAACCTACTCCCAATTCTGGAACTTACAAACTTTGGTATTATTACACTCCTACAACCTTATCTTCCGATGCTGATGAGTTACTTTTTCCTTACAATCAATATCCTGAAATTTTTGTCAACTATGCGATGTTCCGTTTTTGTCAAATTCACAAACCAGAAAGAGTGGCAGAGTATAAGGCTTTGGTAGATGAAGCGGTTAATCGGATGCTAACCGACTTGGCTGAAAGGCAAATTCACAAGCCAGATTTTGTGCATATTACCAGCAGTGAATATTATGAAAGTTTGTTAGATCAAGGCTTTTAAGGAGGCGTATGGCTATCGTTGTTTTAAACACCTTTGAGGGGATAAACAGATTAGCCGCTGATGATGTAACCAAGCCTTCTGAATTAAGATTGGCAATAAATTGCGATAGTGAGATTTTGGGGGCGAAAAGAAAAAGACCAGGCTATGCGAAGTTTTTAGACAATCCTGATAATTCTCCTATTCAAGGACTTTTTTATTGGATAAAAGCGGATGGGACAAAACTTCTTTTTAGAGTTTCAAATGGCAAGGTCTATAAATATCAGTTTGGTAGTGGTGCTTCTACCTGGACTTTAACTTCCAAAACTGGACTTTCAACGACAGAGAAAATGTCTTTCAGTTTGCTAAGCGGTAACTTATTTTTTTCAAATGGCGTAGACAATATGTTTTATACATCTGATGGTTCAACTTTTACTGATGTATCAACTGGCACTCCGCCAAAACCAAGATTTTTAAGAACTTTTCAAGGAAGAATTTATGGAGCAGGTTCAACATCAGAAGTTGGAACCCAAACTTCTGGGACTGGTCCGAGTTCTATTTATTGGTCAGCCGTTAATGATGGAACTGATTGGACAATAGATTTAACCAATCCTGCTAAAGCAGGTTGGAAATACATTGACCCAGATGAGAATGGTAGAATAACAGGTTTGGGTAAGATTTTGGATAGGTTGATTACTTTTAAACAAGGAGCAGTGTATAAATATGATGGGTCAACCTTAACTGACTTAAACTATGTTCCGACTACTTCTCATTTATCAATTAGCAGTTACAAGGATTATATTTTCTTTATCAATTATGATGGTATCTGGGGATACGCTGGTTCAACGCCAGAACTTTTTTCCAAACCATTAAGAGATTTTGTCAACAACATTTCAGGCAATAACTTCATAGAAGCAGCAGGGATTGTCTACAACAAACAATACTTCTGCTCGGTGGGAGATGTAACCACTGATGATGGTGAAACTTATCCTAATTGTGTTTTAGTTTTAGATTTTGATAACTCAATGTGGTATGTTCATTCTTTTGCTCACAAACCCGTTGCTTGGACGACGGCGATAGACGAAAATAACAACTTCAAATTGTATTTTGGCGATAGTAATGGTCAGTGTTATCTTTGGAATTCAGGCACAAGCGATGATGGAAATCCAATCCAAATGGTGATGGAAACAAAAAACTTTGATGAAGGTTATCCACAAACTGATAAAAAGTATTCTAAAATGTATGTAGAAGCGAAACCGCATAATGGTTTGAAAGTCTATTACTCGGTTGATGATGGAGAGTGGCGATTGGCAGGAGAATGCGTTAATACCCTAACCAGGTTTTACTTTGACCCTGATGTAACCAATTCTTTTCATCAGAGAATTAAGTTTAGATTGGTGGAGAGCGGAACGAATATTCAGCCAGTTGTGAGAAAAATTATCTATCACTATGATATAAGTGGAGGTGAAGCGGGTAAAGCAAGGAGGTAAAATGCCAACATTAGAAGACTTGGGTTTTGATGCTTATGGAAATCGTCCAATGGGGCAAGGAAGTTCTTTGACTTCAGCAACAAAATTGGACAACCTGATTGAAAACTTATCTGGTTCAAAGTTGAATGTAGGAGTGATTTCCAGCACTGATGGTAGAGTAACTTTTGATTTGGAAAATCGAAGGATAATTATTAACGATGGAACGACAGATCGTGTTTTGATCGGCTTTCAAGAAGGAGGATTTTAGATGGCAGATTATGGAATTAAGGTTAGTAAAAAAGGATATGATGTTAAGACGGCAACTTTGGAAAATTTAATTTTATCAAGTGCGAAAAATTGTCTTAAGGTTAAATCCCTTGCTACGACAACAATTCAAACAGATATAAACGGAGACGGTACTAAGTTTGTTCCACACGGTTTATCTTTCAGACCAGTTGTTATTGCTTTTATTGAAGGAGAACCCGATATATGGTATCCAATGCCTTGCATACCGATAGAAGGTTTTGCTACTTATTATGTAACCACGACAAATATTGTTTTTTATGTTAATTTGTTTAATCCCAATTCTACATATAATGTTGCTTATTTTGTATCAGAAACAGAAAGTGCGAGTTAATATGGGCAATTATGGAATTAAAATTTCGAAAGAAGGTTATGACGTCAAGACCGCTACACCGAGTCAACTGATTTATTCCAGCAAATGGTCTAATTTTAAAATTTATACCACTTTAGATTGCGCTGTTACTCTAACTGGTAGCCAACAAGAAGGTACAAACACAGTTGCTAATCCTTTGCCTTATCCACCCGTTTTTTTTCCTTATGTTCAATCTTCGACCATTCCTAATAAGTGGCGTCCTGCTTTAATGGGTGGGTCGGTTTCAATGCCAGATGATTATAACTGGGGCGGAGTGGCTGTTTTTTATAATCTAAATCAAAATCTTTTTGATTGCTATATTTTCCATATTGGAACAGGAACTCGCACTTTCACTTTTAAAATTATCCTTTTCGTTGATCAATTTAGCGGTACACCACAAACATTGCCTTCTATTGATAATTTCGGTATCAAGATTGCTAAAGAAGGAGTTTCTGTTTTAACAGCCAAAGATAGTGAGTTATCGATGACAAGCAAATATTCTAATTTAACTGTTGCTTTGTCTAATAGTGTTAATGTTACAGATAGAGGTGATATAACGCATAATCTAGGCTATGTTCCAATTTATCTCGTTTGGTTTAATCCAACTGGTGATCCTGTTTATGGTGATGCTTATTTTATTACTCCAACAAGTGGTATTTTTAACGAAGCAGCAAGGCATATTGAAGTTTGGGCTGATAGTAGCAAGCTTTATTTTTCTACCGAAGATTCCGTTCATCCTAATACCTTTAAATATCTTATTTTTTATGAGAAAATTGTGTAAAATATAAATTGAGAAGGTCGAGTTATAAAAAAGGAGAGATAAAATGGCAGAGACACCAGCACAAACTTGGCAACGTCTTACTGGAACTCCTTGGTCACAAGCTAAAAAGTTGGGTCTAACAACAGGAACAGCGGCTGCCAATCTTGCTTTGCAGCGAAGGTTGTTGACTGGTTGGAGACCAGGAGGGGCTTCTGCTTCTGCCGCTACTGCTCCACCTGCTGCTCCTGATTATGGCGCTTACACCCCGATTATTCAGCAATTACAGCAACAAGTTCAGCAATTGCCTTCTATTTATCAACCGCAAGTTCAGGCATTGCAAGCGACTATTCCGACTATCCAAAAGCAGTATCAATCTCTATTAGAACAATTAAGACAAAGGACAACCCAACAACAGCAACAACTACAACAAGAACAGACAACGGCTGTTGGAACAGAACAAGCGAGAGCGGCAGCGGCTGGAGTTGCGCCCGCTTATGGAACTCCTGAAATGGCAGCGATACAACAAATCCAAACTGGTTATCAGCAATCTATTGCTGATTTATTAGCACAAGCGGCTCAACAAGAAACGCAAACACAATTAGCAGGCACGCAAGCAGAACAGTCAGTGCAAGCGCAGATTGCCCAAATCTTGGCTCAACAGGAACAGGCAAGACAACAATCTCTGTCTCAGATTGCCCAAGTACAGGCAGAAGCACTAGCCGCAGCTGAAGAGCGAAGGAGATGGGAGGCGGAGTTTGCGGAGAGTATTAGACAGGCAAGAGCATCAGAGGCATTGGCAAGAGCAGAGGAGGCGACAAAAGTACCCCCAGATGTAAAAAGATTGCAGAGTTTAGTAGATAAAGGACGAGCATTAATCGCTAGAGCAAAAAATACAAACGAAGCGGGTAGATATTGGGCGCAGGCGTGGAATGCGATTAAGGCGGAGTTTCCTGAATTGCCCAATCAAGCCATTGACCAACTTTTAGGTTTCCAGAGAGGTTGGGAAGATTATATTAAAACATTCTTCACAAGCGGGACGACTGGAGGAGGAACAACTCAACAGAAAAAATCTTCAGATTTAGGTCAATGGTGGAGTGGAGTTAAAGGTCGATTAAAGACATTGTCCAGGAAAGCATTTAGTGCCTGGTTAAGATAATGTTATTAGATTTTTTGAGAAAACCAAAAAAATCTCAACAGCAACAAAGAGACACGCTTCGTCCCTTTACCACCTGGGAAAGAGTTAAATCAAAAGCAAGGGATGTTTTGGATTTGCTTCACAGGGGATTAGAAAGTGTTCCTCAAGGTATTGTTGAAATGGTCATTCCCAAACACATTAGAGAAAGAATTGGTATTGAAGAAACAGAAGAGCAAAAAAGGGCTTTACAGGAATTTGCTCCTCAGGTTTATAGAGAAAGATATCCAACAACCAGAGCGGAAAGAATTGCAACAGGTGTTGGTCGTTTTATTGGACAAACAATACCAATAGCCGCAGGTGCAGAAGCGGGTTTGCCTGTAATTCGTAGACTGCCTACCGTTTCCAGGTTGTCTCCTTTGCTTCAAAGAGGAGTTGCCGCAGGTGCTTCAATGACCGCCTTGGAACAGTTAAGCAGAGCGCCTGCACCGATAAGCCAGAGAGCAAAAGAAGTAGCAACTACTTTGCCTTTGTATAGTATGTTAGGCATCGTTCCAGAAGGACCAGTTAGACCGCTAATAACAAAAAAGATATCACAAGTGCTAGCTCCTAAAATTATTGAAAAAGTTGCTTCTGGTGAACTAAGACCATTAGAAGTAGGTGCAGGAACAAGGTTTTTGGCTACCGCTGCTCATGTTGGCGAAGAGACAGCCAAAACGATGGGTAAATTGGTTTTGAAGGGGCTTGATCCTATTACTTATCTTTCTTTAGCGGGCAGAATAACAGGGGCAACTGGTAGAAAGGTAATTCAGACAGGATTGAAGATGATTCCACCAGCAATCAAAAACCCAATCAGCGAAGCATTTGGAGTTTTGTTTAGAAGGTCTACTTCTCAACTAGCCAAATATGGACCAGCTGGGCAAGAATTGGCTAATCGAATCATAAAAGCGAGAAACACATATGAACAAGCAGCCAGTTCGGCTATTACCAAAGTTACTAAAGCATTAGGACCATTAAACAAAGAAGAACAGGAAGGGTTGGTTAGAGTATTAGATGAAGGAGCAATGCCGATGAATGAAAAGGTAAGACAGGCTGCTTCTATTATTAGAGAAGAGTTAGATCGTATTGCTAACTTGGCGAAGGAATTGAAAGTGCAAGTTAAAGTTCCTAAAAGCGTAACTTATCGTGATGGAAAGACAGTTTTTACATATGAGAAGAGGGATTTCCAGCCATTAAAAAACTACTTCCCTCATATTTTTAATCTCCGAGATATGGAAAAGGGAGAGAAAAGAAGATTAATGGTTGAAGAGATTGCTAAAAAACACAACATCGGTTTGAGGGAAGCAGAAGAGGTTTTAGATCAGTGGATTTTGGCTAATCCTGATAAGGTATATGGACATTTAGAGGTAGGTAGGTATTTTAATATTCCTGGTTGGGAAAGAAATCCCGCAATGGCTTTATCTTCATATATCAATAATGCCTACAAAAGAATTTCCAATTTAATGTTTTTGGGTGAAGAAGAAATTGGAATGCGAGGAACGAATACCGTTAAAGATAGATTGCTTAATGAGATTTATCATCTTGCAGGTTCTAATGCTGCTAAATACGCTAAAAAGGTAGTTGATCGATTTATTACAGGACATTCAGAAAGTTTGATTGGTTCACCTGTTTGGAATCAAATAACCCAAACAGGTCGTAAATTACAAATGATTAGTAAGATGGGACTTTCAGCAATTGCTAATTCTTCCCAACATGTTAATGTTCCTGTCTATACTCAATCAGTTATTGACTATGCAAGAGGATTGTTAGATTCTTTTGTTCATCGCAAGGAAGTAGTCCAATTTGCCAAAGAGGTGGGTGCTATTTTTGACACGACGATGAAGGATATGTTAAGAGCAGCGGGAGCGACAAGTGGTTCTTTCACTGAAAAATTTTTAAAATGGACTTTATTTACGCCTACTGAAAATAATAACCGTATTATTGCGGCTAATGTTGCTAAATATTCTATTAGAAGGTGGTTTAATGTTTTGAAAGAAAATCCTAATTCTCGGAAGGCGCAAAAAATTATCTCTGAACTTCTTTTGGAAGATCCAAAGAAAGTAGCCCGACAGGCAAGTTTGACTGCTGAACAGATTAGAACAGCCGCAAAAAGATTGGCTGATATTACTCAATTTAGAGCAGACATTCCTGATTTACCTCTCTGGGCAACGACTCCAGAAGGACGGCTACTTACTCAATTTAAGGTTTTCGCTTATAACCAATTTCAATTTCTCTATGACAATGTCTTTGGAGAATTCTTCAGAGGTAATGCCAAACCTTTGGTTTTGTTTCTGACTTTATTCCCAATGGCTGGTGAAGTTGTTGCTGATATTAGATCTTTGTTAACTGATCAGCATAGACCCCGTCGCTTTTTGGATCGCTATCTTCAAAATCTCGCTTGGGTTGGCGGATTAGGTGTTGCTTCAGATATTTATAAAGCAGTGGCGTCAGGACAAGAGTTGGGTCTTTGGAGATATCTCGGTGGTCCTGCTGTTTCAGATGTGGTTAGCGCTATCACAGGAACAGTGGAAGCAACAAAAGGTAAACCACAACAGTTGGAAAGAATGGCAGTTTCTTATGTTCCTATTCCAATTGTTTCTCGTATCGTCGCTTCTCAAATGGTTCCTGAAGATACGGTGAAAAAATGGTATGCTCAAGAAACGATTAAAGCGATTGAAGACCAAGACGCTTCTTATGCTAAAATGTTAGTTGAAGAATTGGCTAATGAGAGAGGATTATTTATTACCAGACAATCGCTCAAACAGAGCATTAGAAGTCAACTTGAAAAACAGTATTCAGAAGAAGATGTTAAAAAGATTATGGCAAAGATTTCGGCTTATTTGGATGAAAACAATATCGGCTTTGACCAATCTGAAATACAAAAGAAAAAGAAGCAATTAAAACAACAAATTCTTCAGGAAAGAGAAGAGGATATGACTGAAGAAGAATTGAAAGAAGAAATTGATAAACGATTGAGTCAAACAGAACGAGAAAATATGTTAAGAGAGTTGTTAGGATTGTAATATGACCCCATTTAGTCAAAGAGATTTTAGATGGTCTTGGAAAAAATTGGGTTATTGTTCAACAACTATTGGCGAGAAGGGTTGCGCTATTACCTGTTTGGGAATAATGACTGATAAAAGACCAGATGAGATAAATGAGATTCTCAAAAACAATGGCGGTTTTGTTTCAGGTTGTATTTGTCTCTGGGAAAGAGCGACCTTCCTTTTACAGTTAGACTGGCAAGGAGTCAGCACAAAGCCGAAATTTTATCCGTGCATAGCCGATGTTAGAATGAAAAATGGTTCTCAACATTTTGTAGTTTGTTTAGACCCAACAACAATCATTGACCCTTGGGACGGTAAAACAAAATCAAATCCTTATACTGTCGTTTCTTACAGGAATATCAGACCGAAAGCGGTTTCGCCTTTGCCAATTCCATCTGAATTTCCCAGAAAAGTAAAAGTGATAGTGCCTGTCCTAAATGTTAGATGCAAACCCACCACAAAATCAGGACTTTGTGGTTCAAAACAACTTCATTATGGTGATGTTTTTACAGCTGTTGATAAGGTAGTTGGAGAAAATATTGGGGGAAATAATATCTGGCTGAAGAGTTCAAAGGGAAATTATGTTTTTTCTGGTGGAACAGATTTTTATAAATGACTCCGATAATAAATGTGACTCCAAGGAGTGGAATATTTTTCCCAGCCAATAAAGTCTTCTTCATTCCATTGAGACAAATGTGGTTCTGAATCAGGTCCATAGAAATGGGTTTTATAAAAAACCACTTCTTTTGGTGTAGAGATAAGAAGGTTAAAACGAGACAACTTGTTTAATAACTCTTTGCCTTTTTCTTTAGGAAAGTGTTCTATCACATCAATTAAAAGAAGTAAATCATAATCATCGGGCAAATCAACTTCTTCTATTCTTTTGTGGTAATGGTGGTTATAGAGAGCTTGATGGTAGGGTTGGTTGATAAAATATTGGCAGCACTCGCAACAATCAATAATAATATCATCCTTGGGCATCAGTTCACCTTGAGAAGCTCTATCAGATAAGAGTGCTTCTCTAATTAAAATAGACCACTTACCAAAACCTGAACCAATATCCAAAACCTTTTTTGGTTTTAATTTCAAAATGAGATTTAAAATCGGTTCAATGTTTTGAGGATAGGAAAGCATTGATCATCTCCTTGGCTACATTTTTAATGTTAAAAAGTTGGTCAAAGTTTTTTGGTTTTGGAAGCACCTTATATTCCAAAGTATCTGGGTGATAAGAGCTTGTTTTAACATTGCAGCTCCAGGCTTCTATATTCACTCTGCCAAACAATATCCCAGTTACCTCGTCAGCCGTGGCAATTTCTTCTTCTATATGAAACTTAGCAGGGTGAATATATACATAAGGACTTTGATGTAGTTGAGCGTCAAATTGAGTGCCAAAGATAAACACTCTTTTGTCTGGTGAGGCGTGATCAATAAGATGATTTAGAAACTTTTCTCTTAATTTATCTAAAGTGCAAGGAACTACAATTTTGTAATAATCTCTTTTGGGTTTTTTTCTTGGTTTAAATCTTTCTCTATCAACGCCGTTAAAAATAACTTGGCATTTTTGTGGCGGTATGTTGTGTTCCTGAACAATATGCTCAACAATACTCTCTCTAATGCAAATATATTTTATGACTTGGTCGGTGTTAGGCAATGGAGTCTCGCAATCATATTCGGAGTGAACAACATTTAAGACGGGAATATTGGGCATTGCTTGGGTTACAGGCAAGGAAACTAATTCAGAAGCGATGATTAAATCATAGTTATCAATATAGTTATCGGAAAAAGAATAAATTTTCACTCCCGCTTTTAATAGATTTTCTTTGAGTAGATATCCTTCAGCATCCTGGGGATATTGCCAATTGGAAAGCATCGCTACATCGTGACCTTGTTTTTTTAATTCTCGGCATAACTCATAGCAATAAAGAGGTTGACCCGAAAGGTAAGACATTGAATTGCCAGTAACGAGGATTTTCATTTTTTTATCATCTCCAAAAATAATTTTAAATCACAAATAAAAAGAGGTCTCTTTCTGTCCTGTTTTATTACCAGAAAATCTTTGCCTTCTAACCACTCATATATTCTTTTGAAGTCGCCGTGTCGCACCTTACACTCACCACGCATCCCTTCTATTTCAACATCATAACCTTCACCCGCTCCGCTCAACCATTGCCTTCTCGCTTTTAAGCCATATTGCTTGGCAAGATTAACAACAAGGTTTTCTAAGTTGTAGCCTTTGCGTCTGGTTTTCATTCTTCTCCTAATGGTAATGGACTTGGTATTTTCTCCAATCTTCTTCTACCTACCTCACAATACTCGGGACTTATTTCAATCATAATATAGTTTCTGCCCAACTTTTTAGCGACAACTGCGGTGGTGCAACTTCCCGCAAAGGGGTCAAGGACAATATCTCCTTTATTTGTAAGATAATCTATCCATACCGTCAGGGGTTTTTCTGGTTTTTGAGTGGGGTGATATCGTGGATTTTGTGGGATAGATGCTAATATATAATCTGTTGTCCCAAATGATAATTCTTGCTTAACTTTTGTGAACCATTCTACAGATTTCATAAAATCTACTTTTCTTCCCCGTGGAACTGGATTACTTTTTATCCAAAACAAAGGGCTTCTTCCTTTCATCCCTAATTTTTCTAAAAATTCCCATACATAACTGATTTTTTTCTTATCAATGTTTATAAGGTTTTAGTGCTCTTACGCATTCTTTTAACCACTTTTGACACCATCTTAAGTAATCTTCTTCACTCTTCCATTGTTTATCCCACTCGCCAAAATCTAAATTTATGTCATTCCCTTTATATTTTAAATTAGATGCTCTGTGAATTTCTATTTAATCATAAAAGGCGGATCGGTAAGAACTAAGTCAATTGTTCGGTACTTCAAAACCCCTAACGCATCCCCGCACAAAATCTTGTTTTTAATCTCCTCTATCCTATACAACCTATCCCCCAAAAATAACTTTAACACAAAGAATACCCCATAAATAACCAAAACCCACAACACTACCAACATAACCAACGCCTCTAAGCAAGACCAGAACCGCATCTTACCACCTCCTGTTGTCCCGATAAACCAAGATTGAGAAGACCAGATAGAAGCCGAACAGCAATAGGGCAATGACACCATCCTGAACTTCTTGAACGGTTTCAGAAGTGAAAATTAACATCAGGCTTCCAAGCAATCCGAGCGATGAAAGGGCGATTGAGACGATTGAGAAGGTTTTCATTTTTCTCCTTTCTTATTTGCAATAACCCATCTTCCTTGCCTGCACCCAAGCACACCAACCCGATGCCTTATAAATCTCATAGGCGACCCGTAGGTTCTCTTCTGGGTCAAGCAGTCTCAAACAGTTTCCCCTAACCTTGCCGCAGTGCCGAGTGTTAATCTGGGCGATTCCCAAGTCCAGCGTACCATCCTTGTTTTTGTGAACTGCTTTTGGATTCAATCCCGACTCTGCCCGAAACACCTTGATAGCGATTTCATCGTTCCAGTTATACCTTTCAATCAACTCTATGAGATAATTCCTCTCCTCTCTCGGTAGGGTGTTTCGTGAGGTGGCTGAGGATGCCAAAGGGGTTGCCTGTTTTACCTCAGCCACCCGCTGATTCACCCTGCCTTTTGTTTTAAAAGTTCCTCAATCTGGTTCTGCTTTTGCTGAAGTTCTGCCTTTAGGGGTTTGACATAATACTTGTAGGCGATTCCGAAACCGATTCCAACCAAAACAGCCACAAGCAGGATAATCCCTGCTAACTTCTCATAGGCTTGTTTTAGTTTTGTTAAACTCATTTCTCTCCTTTCCTTCCCTTTAATTATTCTTTGTGTTTACCTTTCTCATCCCAGTAGGGTAGACCTATTATACAGCCACTACCTAACTTATAACCTGAACCAAACCTACAAAAATTTTCAAACATACAACTATTACCGAAATTACAAGAAGAACCAAATGAACAGCCGTAATCAAACTTACAGGAAGAGTCAAATACACATCCATCACCAAAAAAGCATTGGTGACCGAACCTACAACCAAAACCAAATCTGCAGGAAGGACCAAATCTGCAAAGAGGTTTAAACCTACAGTCAGAACCAAACTTACACTTATTATCAAACTTACAATCTTCACCAAAATCACACCCAGAACCAAACTCGCAAGCAAAATCAAACTTACACCCAGAACCAAACCTACAATCAGAACCAAACTCACAATAAAAGCCAAACTCACACTCATTACCAAATTCACAATCAGGACCAAAAATGCAGTTAATGAAAATACAATAATCACCAAACCTGCTTCCAGAAGCAAACTTCTTGTTTACAAATATCTTCCTTTCTGGTTTATCAGTAACCAAAATCTCCTCTACTTCTTCCCAATCCTCTATAAACTCATAACCAGCCGTTGCTACCTTATCACTCGGTGTAGGCTTTAACTCTTCTACTGGTTCACCTTCCAAGATTGTTCCGCTTTTAATTCTAAATTTCATCTTTCTCCTTTCCCTACAAGACTTATCCTTGTAGGTACCTGACAGCAAGGTAGTGTTAAGGAGGGGCTTTTTGTTTTTTTTGCTACCTTGCTGTCAGGTAGAGCGGAGGATTTATCCTCCGCACAAGACTGATGGGCAGGAGGAAGCCTCCCATCAGTCTTGTTTACTCTAATAAATTGGCATAATCTTCTTCAGTAGGTGGTTCATTTAAATCTTGCGCTTCTTTATTAAGATACTCTTCAATCTCTTCTGATTCAGTTTTTGCAGAAACAATATCCTCAAATATCTCTTGGGCTAATTTCCTTGCTGCTGCTTCTTTACCTGTCCCTTCATATAAAGTGCAAGCGGATTTCCAAGCACTCATCTTTGCTTGCCAGCGATCTCTCCTTTCCCAAACATCAGATGGCGGAGCTGTCGGTTCAACTTTCTTTTCTTCTTTTTTCTCTTCTAAAGGGACAAAGGTATTAAATATCTTGCCTTTAAAAGTTCTGCTTTTAATTACCCCTTCTACTAACTGGTTTTTCTTTTCAACTAAACTTAAATCCCAAGAGTCAAACTGATTTCCACTTTCATCTCTAAAAAGCACTTTCTTTTTTCCTGTTGTCGTTTCCCAAATGCGTGGGTCGCAAATTTTAATTTTCATTTTCTCTCCTTTCTCAATTATGAGGTTGCAAAAGCATTTCGCTTTCTAATACTCTTAATCTTGTTTTGATAGCGTTAATCAGTTCTTGAAGTGCTTCCCTTTCATATCTAATCTTGTCTACCCTTCCTTCAGTTAAAACTTCTGCTCGTCTTTCTGCTTCTGCGACACTTGGTTTTTTTCCTTGTTCGACTTTATTCAATTCAACCACTACATTGGTTGCATATTCCAAATTGGCTTGGTGTTGTTCGTTGCCTAAATAATAAAGTTGCGAAATCGCTTCCAAAAGGATTTTGGAAAGTTGGTTTGGGTCATCTTCGTAATTTTTAATCTTCTCTAAAATTTCTTTCATTTTTTCACCTTTATGCCCAGTCGATGAGCATAGCCTCGATACATTTGCCTTAAATAAAATTTGTCTTGCAATTTCGGTTCAGTTTGACCAGTTCGCCATCGGTCAAGAGTTCGGACAGAGATTCTCATTTTGTCAGCAATTTTAGCAGGAGAGATACCAAACTTAAAAATCATATCCTCAATCATTTTTTTAATTTCTTCTTTGGTAATCATCTTTACCTCCACTGCCAATATAATAGCACACTTTCAGTCATTTGTCAAGTCTTCTTCAATGTAATCCATCAGGTCCAGCCAATTCCAAATCTCTCCATTCTGGTTCAGTCTTCTCATAAAGATGGTTGCCGCTTCTACTTTGTCGGTTGCCTCACATTCATCCTCATAATCGGGATACTCGCAATGACTTTTGATGTAGATTTTGTATTTCATTTTTTCCTCCTTTTAAATAGTTTAATCTGCTGGGGCTTCCACTCAAAATCAATCAACTCATAAATTTTATTTCCCCATTTGCTTCTCACTTTTACCCCACTTGGCTTGCCTTTTTCTAAATCTTCTTTAGATAGCATCATCTTTTCACCTTGAAACTCTATAATCAAACCGCCTTGCTTTTTGGCTTTTTCAATGTCATAATCTCTAACAGAGACGCAATTGTTCCATAGTTTTTTGACTCTAATTTTTTTCATTTTTCAAAATTTTGGCTTTATATCTCCTATATTCTTTCATTATCTTTGCATGTTTTTCTTTGTTGTAATAATTTCTCCAATGCCAATTTATTCTTGAATGCTTATATCTTTCTGGGAATAGGATAAATTGAATGAGACGACGGCTGCACTTATCTTGAAATTTCTTTGCTATCTTACGAATTGGCCATCCTTTTCTGTATAACTCTTTAATCTCTTCTTTTTCCTCATCAGTTAATTTTCTTCGTCTATCCTTTTCTTTAGGTAACTTAATTTTGCAGATTTCAAACCAGTAGGGCATTATTGTCTAAAATAAATATCAAAAAGAATTGAAGCGAAAAACAGGACACTCAAAAAAAGCACAAAAAGAAACTCCAATTGCTTTTTAATTCTCATTTTTTCTTGTTCAATCTCCTCTTTTGTCATTTCTAAAAGTTTCATTTTTTCTCCTTTCTAAAATTATTTTTTCATTTTTTCAGATTGGAGGCGAGGGCTGGTTTTCAAATCAAACCATTTACCTAACCATTAGCCAGCCTGCTATTTTACATTGCTGTTAAGCACCCTCGCATTCCATTCTGTGCTATCTAAGGATAGCACCAGCCAGCCGAGATTGTATTTTTAAGAATTGTATTCTTCTGCGATTTCTTGTATTATATTATCCAACTTGATGGCTTGGCCTGTTGTTTGACGACCCCAAACCTTAAAATCTAAATATTCAAAAACTATTTCACCTCGATTTTCAAGTTTATCAGCAAGCCAATCGCTTACACTCCACCATTCGTATATTTCGGGGTATTCTCCTGTTTCTTTGTCTTCTTTATAATTTTTCGCTTCAAATAGTATTTCAGGATTTTCTTCAAATGCTTTTTCCATTGTTAAATTGATGTTTTGAATAATATGTTTTTCTACTAATTTTTCCGCTTTTAATTGTTTTTTTGTCATTTTTTTCCTCCAATCTCAAGCCAAGAAATTAAATTTTGATTTTCTCGGCTGGTTTCTCGGCTTGCTGGTGCCATCCTTAAAATTTAATTTTTAAGGTTCACCTGTAAACTACTGAATAGCTTTTGAATCTTTTGTCTTTTAAATAATGTTTGACCTTCACCAGGTAAAATCTTTTAACCTTCTTTTTCATTTTTCCCCTTTAATGCTTCGGGATGTGCGGGCTGGGTCTTTTGCGTTTGTATTGCGCACCCTGCTCCTGCTCCATCCTTCAGCATATCTACCAATATACTAACATATTGTCTGTCATTTGTCAAGTCCTTTACTCTTGCTATTTATCCACAATTTTAAGCATGGAAAAGAATAGCAAGGAGGAAGTTTTGTTTTAAATAGTGAATAAAAGATAAAAGCGGGCTTTTTTAATAAGAGCGGAAACACGGGCTCGGGAGGGGGGTCGGTTTCACTCTCGCACTTATCCACAACTTATCCACACCTCTTTGGGCGATGTATGTATACCTCTTCGTGTTCCGTGTTCCGTGTTCCGTGCTCGGTCTCGGGCTCGGAGAAGTAGAGAGGGTATGACCCGCCGCCCGAGATTAAGAGGGGGATATACCCCTCTCGGATAAGGTACCTCTCGGGCATTTCCCACTCCCCCTCTCGGATAAGGTTCCCTTCCAGCATTCCACTCCCCTCTCGGATAATCCGTTCCCCACTCCCGAGTATTATATCCGAGTATATTTATATACGAGCCCGTATATATACCCGTAATATATACCCGTATACACTTACCCCCCTATTATCCCCCCTAAAGTGAATAACCGAGTTTTAAAAAAAGCCCGTCTTTTTCAACGGGCGGTTGATTACAGATAAGAGCACTCTTATGTTACAATGGGCTTGACAAAAAGTAAATAGTGTGGTATAATGAGCCCACAATGGGCAATAAAGCAATATGACTCGGCTGAATTCCCCGCCCCATCTCTTAGCCGAGTCAGGCGGGGTTTTCATTTAGAAAGGAGGCAAAATGGCAATACCAAACACAACCCCAACACCAAACATCATCTTTAATGATTTAATGGCAAAAATGACAGACACAGAACTCAGAATCGTGATGGCAGTTACCAGAGCAACGCTGGGGTGGGAAATAGATCCAGAAACGAAAATGAGAAAGAAAGAAGATTGGCTCTCTTATTATCAGTTGAAAAAAATTACAGGTAGAGGATATACAGCCCTGGCGCAAGGAATTGAAAGTTGTATCAAAAAAGGATGGATAGAGGCTCGGGATAAAGATGGAAATCTATTAGATACCAAAAATAAACGAATAGGAAAAAAGATATATTACAGATTAGGAAAAGAGATTCTATTAAAAAACGACGGAGTAGTTAAAGAATCTCAACCTCTACAGAAAGTGAAGAGGTTAGACCCAACCTCTTCGGATTCCGTAATTACGGAAAGTGAAGCATACAAAAGAAATACTATACAAAATAAAAAAACTACCGACGAATCAAATTCGTCGGGTCAAAAAGAAAAAAAATCTTTTAGAGAAACGAAATATCCTGTAGAGTGGTATGACCAGGTTCTAAAAGAGTATTGCGAATTAAAAAACCTCGCCCCTAAAGGTAATGAATGGAATCTTTTAAAGAGGGAGGTCAAATTGATGTTTCAAAATGGACGCACCCCAGAGGAGATTATCAAGGCGATGAGAAGAATGGCTTACATTGCAGAGAAACATAAATTAAGTTGGAAGTTGGGGACAATTAGAGTTAGGATGCCCGAACTTCTAGCAGGGAGGTAAAATGACCAAAGATGAATTCAAGAATCTTACACCCTACAAGCAATTTCTGTTGATGAAAAAGGTGGTCGGTGAAAACATTGGCTCAACAGAAAAACAGAACCAGAAATACATTCAGATTCTCACCCAATGGTTTAAAGAAGTTTTGGAAGAGAAATATGGGATTGTAGATGTGCCAAGGTATGGACTGGTTAAACTTGAGGATATTGAAACTATGGGATTGGATATAGATACTGGTGCTTTAAAAGCAGAGCCTATAGAAAGAGAGTATAGAAATCCCGTCACTAAAGAGAAGGTTAAAGAGACGTTTTGGATTTGCAGAAAGGCGAATCAGTTTTTTGAAAAGCGATATCAAAAGAGAAGAAAGGATAAACAAGCGGTCGAAGAATTGGTCGAGGAAGTTTTTAATGATATAATATAACCGCTATGGACTTCTCTAAAATTCCACAAAGTTTGTTAGATACTCTTACCCTAAATGAAAAGTTGTGGCTGAAATATTATCTTGAGACGAGAAATAAGACAGAGGCAGCAGTTAGGGCTTTTGGAATAGAAGACAGAATAAAAGCCAGTCGGGTCGGAGAGGCGATGTCTCGGAGGAAGAGGGTAAGGCGAGTTTTGAATTACCATCTTATTGAGAATGAGAATTTGGCTGAGATGAAGTTGAAAGAGGCTCTGATAGAAGAGATTTTTGAGAAAGGCGCAACCAATGCCCCTGAAAGGCAGGTTAGAATCAAGGCGATTGAACTTTTGATGAAGATGAAAGGGATTTTACCTACTGGTAAAACCAAATCAAAAGAGAAAGAAGAAAGTTGGAAGGATTCTCTTGAGATAAGGATGGACGATGCCCCGAGTGATCATTCCACATGAATATCAAAAGCGTGTTTTACTTTCTAAAAAGCGATTTGTCGTTGCAATAGCAGGTATTCAAGGTGGTAAAACTCTTTGTGGTGTTTTGTGGTTAATTCAAGAAATTAAGAAAAATCCCAGAGGCACTTTTTTGGTTGGCGCTCCCTCTTTTAAAATTTTAAATCAGTCCACCTTGGAAAAGATTTTTGAATTGATGCCAGAAGGAGTTTGGGGTTCGTATAACAAGATGGAGCAGGTTTATCGTCTTAAAAGTGGAGGGAAAATCTTTTTTCGAAGTTTGGAATCGCCAGATAGCATTGAAGGAATGACTGCCCATGCTGCCTGGTTAGACGAAGCGGGTCAGATGAAATATCGAGCTTGGGTTAATGTTTTGAGCCGAGTTTCCGCCACTAATGGACGAGTTTTAATCACAACCTCTCCTTACTGTTATGACGAGAAAACAGAAATTTATACAAGGAATGGTTGGAAGAAGTTTGGTGAGTTGACTGATGATGATGAGGTTTTTGCTTGTAATGAGAATGGAGAAGGTTGGTTTGAGAAACCTCAAGAGATTGTTTGGCAAAGATATAAAGGCAAGATGTTTCATTTTAAGGGACACGCTATAGATTTGTTGGTCACTCCTAATCATCGCATTTTGTATAAAAACTCTAACAGATTTTATATCAAAACTGCGGAACATTTTTTTAAACTGAAAAACAGATATTTATCAATTCCTAAAGCCGTATTTCCAAAAATTCAAGAACAGGAGTTTTTTGTCTTGCCTCCTGTTGAAAATAAATGTCGCATATCAAAACCAATAAAAATCAATATGAAAGATTGGCTGGCTTTTTTGGGATGGTTTTTGTCAGAAGGTGGGATTAGAAAAAAAAGAAATCAATATCAAGTATATATTTCTCAAAAAGAGGATGAGAAGTGGGAAATTCTCAAGTCAGATTTAGAAAAACTGCCTTTTAAGTTTAGTTATAATAAAAAATCAGGTTTATTCCTTTGCTCTAATAAACAACTTTGGAGTTATCTCAAAAAATTGGGGAACAAATACACCAAATATATCCCCAATGAATTTAAGTTTGTTGGGAAAAATAATTTGATGGTTTTGATAGATAGGATGATTTTGGGAGATGGTTCTTATAGAAAGAATGGTAGAAAGGGATTTTCTTATTATACAGTCTCTAAAAGACTAGCCGAGGATTTTCAAGAGGTCTGTATGCTTTGTGGTATTCCTACTAAAATTTCCGAACGCAAACAAGCGGATTCTTGTATCCAAGGTAGGATAATTAAGGCAACAATGTTTCATATCACAGAGAGAGCAAGGAAACGGGCGATGGTTAAAGAACGAAGGATTGTTGATTATGATGGTTATATCGGTTGTGTGGCTGTGTCTACAGGATTGATTTTAGTAAGGCGTAATGGAGAAGAATGTATTAGTGGAAATACTGTCAACTGGCTGTATAAACAGATTTATCAGAAAGTGAAAAACAAAGAGTTGGGTTATGAAAACTTTGAGATCGTTGAATGGGAAAGTATTCACAATCCCTACTTTCCTAAAGAAAATTACGAACACGCCAGGATAGTTTTACCCTTGTCCGAGTTTGAAAGGAAATACAAGGGAATGTTTCGTAGAATGCAAGGACTGGTTTATGAAGATATTTTTGATGAGCAGGGTAATATCAGAAATGTCGTTTCAGATGTTCCCAAGTTTCAAAAAGTAATTTGCGGAATTGACTGGGGATACCGAGATCCAACAGCGATTGCTTTTTTGGGAATTACGGAGAATGGACAGGTTTATCTTTTTGACGAGGTCTATAAGAGCGGTTTGACCATCCTTGATGTCATTTCAATTTTGAAGGAGAAGGTTTTGGAAAATAGAGTTGGTTTTGTATACGCTGGTAGAGATCAACCAGGCTATATTGACGAGTTGAATCTCAAGGGCATTCCTACTATGGCTGCTAACAATGAAATCTTTTTTGGGATTGGAAGAGTGCGGGCTTTAATTCGGATGGGTCGTTTTTTTATCCACCGAAGATGTATTAATGCTCTTGAAGAATTTACATTGTATGTTTACAAAGAAAGTGATAAAATGGTAGAAGAACCAGCGGATGAAAATAATCATATGATGGATGCAATCAGATATGCCATTGCTTCACACCCCGAGTTTATGCAAATTGAAAATGAAGGGAAAGTTTATTCCGCCGACCAAAAAACCAATGAATTTTGGAATGAAGTGAAACAAGACATTGAAAAGAGTTATCAAAGATTAAAGTTTGGGGATTATGATGAAGAAGATTATTGGAATATGATACAAGAGGTAATATGATTATTTTAACTTCACTTCTCATCGTTTATCTCATTTTCAAAGAGTGGCAAACCCAAAAAGTGATTAAAGATCTGACAACCAAAATTATGGCAAAAAGTGTTGATGAATATCTGCTTTTAACTTCCAAAAGTTCAGAAAAAACTCCTACCTCTAATGAACCTGATTATCTTCCCATTGAAGAATCGCCTATTTGGGAAGATAAAGAGAAATTTGAAGAGGCGATAAGGAAGTAAAAATGCCAAGACCATCAAATGAAGACGTTGTTAGTAAAGTAGAAACTTTATGGAAACAACTTGAAGATGCCCGTTTCCGCTATACCCGTCAGTGGTATATCAACTGGGCTTTTTATGAAAACAATCATTTTGTTTGGTGGAGAAAAAGCACTCAAACTGTGGATAGGGTTAATCCACCAAAGGGAACGGTTTTAAGAGCAATCCCAAAAGCAAGAAGACAGGTAGAAGGAGTACAAAATCTCATTTTATCTGCTGAACCACGCTGGGTGGTAATTCCTGATGAACAGACTGAAAAGGCTGAAGAAGTTGCCAAGAGAGTGAATCAATTTTTACAAGAAGGATGGCAACACTGGAATATCAGAGCGTTGTTGGATGAACTTGTTTTGTACGCTTTAATCTATCCTTATGCGGTTTTAGAAGTTGGTTTTGATGCCATTAAAGATGATATCTACGTTGATGTTTATGACGCTTTTGATATTGCTGTACCTTTGAATATTAAGGACATTGAAGAAGCGCCTTATGTAATTAAAACGACAATTATGACTAAAGCGGATTTGGAGGCTAATCCCAATTTTAGTAACACCTCAAAGGTCGTTTATGATAATCGTTTAGCCGCTTCTCAAATGAAAGAAGCCCGTTTATCGGATAAGTTTGCTTCTTTTAAACCACAATATGAAGAATTCCAAACCGTCATTGTTAAAGAAGCCTGGATTAAAGAGAAGACGAAAGACGGTATTAGAATGCGGGTTATCACTGTGGCTGGTGGTCAAAAGTTAAGAGAAGAAGTTTATGATATGCATCAATATCCTTTTGTTTTGTATAAACCATTTTCTGGACCAGTTTATCAGCCCGCTTTTATTGAGAAGTTGATTCCCTTAAATAAATCTCTTGATGTTTTTGTTTCGCAAATTGAAAACTTTACCAATGTGATGGTAAGAGGTAGATATCTGAAACAAAAGATGGCAACCATTTCTCGTTTGGTCAATGAGGATGGAGAGATTGTAGAATATGATACTGTGCCGCCTCAACCGATGGAAATTCCTACTTTGCCTAACTTTTTGTTTGTCCATACCAACAATCTGGAAAAGTGGATTGAGGAATCAGGAACTTCAACCGCCGCTTTAGGGAAAATACCTCGAGGGGTGAGGGCATATAAAGCGATTGAATCTTTAAAGCAATCCGACTTTGCTAATTTACGAGTTCCGATGATGAATCTCCAAGATACGGTGCAGAAATTGTCGGAAAAGATTATTGACTTGGCGGCGACTCATTATCTCTTACCGAAAACAATTTATCGTATGGGAGATGAAGATCAGCCAGATTACTTCAAGGTAATTGGTGAAGAAGGCTTGAATCATCCTTTGGGACAAGAGTTGGCTGAAAGGGAAAATGCGATTGTGATTAAAAAGTCATTTCGAGTCAAGGCATCTATTGAATCGGCTTTGTCCTATACCGAAGAAGGCAAGAGAGATACTTTGAGAGAACTTTATTCTGCGGGATTGATTGATAAAAGAACTTTGTTGGAAGGATTTAAGTTTGGTAATGTCGCCGAGATATTGGAAAGGACAAAAGCGGAAACGAATGTTTCTATGGTTGAAACTCCTGACTTTCAACTTCTACCTGATGAATTGAAACAACACATTTTAGAATATCTAACACAACCAGAAGTGATGTTGCAAAATCCGCTGGCGAGAGCGGAGATAATGGAAAAACAAAGAAAAAGAGCAAGAAAAAGCATTAAAAGGAGTTGAGATGTTAAAAATCTCTTCAATTTCGTCTTTACTTCAAAAGGTCGTTGGTAAAGTTAAGCCTAAAAAGAGAAGGAGGAGAAATGTCAAATGATTACAAAGAGAAGATGAAAGAGACTTTAAGGTATCAAGCCTTTGACAAGATTCGTGCTGTTAGATCAGGAGCAGTAGGTGCTAACAGAAAAACGGTTAGGGAAGCAATTTATCGTGGAATTGATATGAATCAGAGTGACGAAGATATGGTTAAGGAATTGCGAGATCAGTTATTTGAAGAAGAATTCGGAGAGGAGAGGTAAAATGGCAAAAAAACCAACTAGAAGACAACAAAAGGCAATTAGCAAAAATGTGAGTGAACTGGTGAGAGAATATGAGAAGACTGGAAAGATTACAACCAGCCGTGCTACTTATCATCCCAAAAGCAAACGAGAGGCGATTAAGCAGGCTTTGGCTATCGAGTACGGAAGGAGAGGAGTGGGACGAGCTGGTAGAAGGAGTAAAAAATGATTGTAAAAGTTAAAGGCGGGTATCGGGTAGTTTCTCATCGTACTGGCAGAAATCTCGGGACTTACAAGACAAAAGCGGAAGCGAAAAAGAGATTGCAGCAGATTCAGGCTTTTAAGAAGAGAAAATGAAGTTTCTGGTATATGACTTTAATCTTTTTATTGAACACGCAAAAAGGTTAGCAGCTGATGGGAAGAATCAGGTATTTTATTATTCGCCTTGGCAAGACAGTTTTCCAGCGTTTTCAAAATATGCTGTTGGTTTAGGAGTACCAGGCGTAGAGAAGGTTCTCTATTTTTTTGATTATGTTGACGAAGCAGATTGTATTGTCTTCTTTGATGTTTATGCTAATGATTTAGCTGACTGGTTAAGAAAAAAAGGCTATACAGTTTTTGGTGCTGGCAAAGGAGAATTGCTAGAAAACCATCGTTGGCTGCTAAAGCAGATTGTTAAAAAAGCAGGTTTGCCTCTGCATAATGCAGTCAAAATTAAGGGACTGATCGCTTTAAGAGAGTATCTGAAAACACATCCTAACAAATATGTAAAGATAGATATATTCAGAAAAGATGTGGATTCCTTTCACGCTAAAAACTATGAATCGGTGAAACTTCTTTTAGATGAGCTTGATGTCGTTTATGGTCCGATAAAAGATCAATTTAATTTTATCGTTGAAGATGCGATTAAAGCCGATGAGAGCGTGGAGCCCGGGATTGATGGCTTTTTTCAAGGTGAAAAGTTTGTTGAACCGCTTTTACTCGGGTTTGAAATCCAGAAGGCTTCCTACTTAGGTAAGTTTGTTAGGTTTAAAGAACTACCAGTGCAACTGAGAAAAATCTTAGAAGGTCTGCAGCCTGTTTTAAGAAAACTAGATTATAGAGGAGCTTTTTCCATAGAGGCAAAAGTAGTCTCTACCAGAACCGCTTATCTTTTAGATATTTGTAGTAGGCTCTTTGCGCCTGCCAGTGCTGGTTATGTGGAGTGGATTAAAAACTTTGATGAGCTTGTTTATAAAGTGGCTAAAAAAGAGGATGTAGAGATTGTGTCTTCTGCGCCTTATGTTGGTTGCCTACCTTTGGAATCATTTCACGCCAACCAGTATTGGGTGATGGTTGATTTTGATAAAAAATTAGAAAAGTATTTTAAGATGAGGCAATACTGTCAAGTAGCAGATAAATACTATGCCGTGCCAGGACTTACAGGGGTGGTTAATATTATTGCTGATGGTAACTCGGTAAAAGAGGTATATAATAAAATTAAGAAACTTGTTGATGAAGTTGATGCTTATGGATTGCAAACCGATGTTTTGGGAGGGTTAGAAATAGCTCAAAAAGAGATTGAAAAAGCGAAATCGTTTGGTATTGATTTTTGAGGAGGTAATATGGCGAGAGCAAGGAAAACAGTAAGAATGCCGTCTTACAAAGTGTCTATTAAAGTTCCCAGAGTACCAAAAATTAAACTTCCCAAAATTAAATTGCCAAAGATTAAATAGAGAGAATTTAAAATGGCTGCAGGACAAAGGCGTCTTGGTAAACCCCTTGACAGATGTTATACCTTGCCCTTATAATGTAATTGACCAAGCCGAAGCACAGTTTTCGCTATTGAAAACCAAGTGCGTAAGCAGTCAAAGGAGGTTAAATGACAAAAGTTAACGAATCTGACCAAGTGGAAGAGTTATTTGAAACTCCACAGTCAGAGGAGAAAATGGAGGAAGAGAAGGCAGCTGGTGAGTCTTCTCCAGTCCAAGAGAAACTCTACACACTCCCTGATGGCAGAAAGGTCACAGCGGAGCAAGTGTATGAGGAGTATCAAAAACTCTTACCTGAATTCACCAGGCGTTCACAGGAACTTGCAGAGTTAAAAAAGAAAACAGAAACGGTTGAAGAAGATGAAACCGTTCGTCAAATTCGGGAAGAGTTGAAAAAACATGGCGTTGTTTTTAAGGATGAGTTTGAGCAAGAAAAAAATCAACTCATCCAAAGTATTCGTCGAGAGATTGAATACGAACAACGTCTGAAAGAGTTGGAAAAGGAAATTGATGGTTCTGATGGTAGACCTCCCTTTCGGAGGGAGGAAGTTTTGGCACACATGACCAAAGTCCCTATTTACGACCCATTAAAGGCGTATGAGGACTTGCATCGTGCCAAACTTGATGAGTGGAAAATCCAACAGTTTCTAGCAAAGAAACAAGGACTTTCCACTTACGAATCCGTAAGGGGAAGGTCAGTTGGAACACCACCTCCACCAGCACCATCAAAGCCACTCGGGAAAATGTCTGATAGTGAGCTGAAAGACCTGATTGTTGAAGAACTGAGTAAACCAACTGAGTAAAAATTTAAGAATTTTAAGGAGGAATAGATGGCGATTACTATTTCCGATATTTCTAATATTCTCCAAAAAATCATTGCTCCTCGTATCGAAGAGCAATTGCCTACCGAGACAATCTGGTATGACATGCTTTCCAGAAATTCTGGCGTTACGCCAATGGCTAATAACACCTTCTATATTACACTGAGAACGGCACGCCACAGCGGAATTGCCGCAGTAACAGAAGGTGCTAAATTGGCAAGCGGTAAGCCAGGTTGGTCTCAGGCAACAGTGCCAGCAAAATATGTGTTTGGCACTTTTGATATTTCTGACCAAGCGATTGAGTCAGCAAAAGGAGATCCAGGCGCTTTGGCAAACATCTTGGTTGAACAATCCGCAGCGTTAAGAACAGACTTTGCCCGAGATCTCAACAGAATGTTCTTCTTTGACGGTAATGGGATTTTGGCAAAGACTGCTTCTTCGGGTTCTAGCTC